AGCTTTATCTCTCATCGCTAGTTGAACTAGGTTAGGGTCAGCTAAAGTTATACCTGATAATTCTAGTATTCTCATAACTAGATTGTTTTCTTCAGATTCATGTAAATCAAAGTCTAAAGCATTTGTAGAGTTAAATAAAGCTTTATTACCTAACACAACGTAAGCCCAATTAGGATCTGTTGGTTTCTTAATGAAATCTATTTTACAGGAATCAGCTGTGCCTGATGTTTGAATCTTATTAGATTCTATTCTAACAAAAACAGGTCTATTAGCTGTTGGCTTCAGTAGCGGGTTTAAGTTCATCTGCCTCAACTGATTAGCTTCTACCTCTTCGACACTTATACCACCAACAAGTGGATCGTTGCCGGCGGTATATACGCTTGTTAGTATATATATAGAATCACCCAATGTGTGAATATCATTACTTCTAGTTAATGTTGTACCAGTAACTTTATGTAGCGATATTCTTTCGTTTAAAATGTTTATCTCATCACCGGATTCAGTGTGATTCTTAGGTTTGAGCTGAGCAGTCTTTAAGTCATGAAAATAGTTTTCAAATATCTCAAGCTGTGCTTGACTGGCAAACAAGTTAAATTCTTGAGGCGTTATATACCCTCTCTGTTCTTTATTAGCAAGAGCTAAGACTTTCTGGTATACAGTGTCTACGCTTACAGTGTTATTAGCCATAATCTGTTATTTACTTTAATATAGTTACATAGTAAGATCTTATGTTACTATATAAAAATACCCACTTATAGCGGGTAGTTAGTATTGACCCACAAGCCATCAAGCTCGAAGGTTATATAATTTCATTGATTATCATAATTATCTTTTTCGTGCTTAGACATTAAATGAAAATCTTCATATATCTTTAATCTAAGCTCTTCTATGTCCTTGTTGATTTGTTCTATATCCTTTTCAATTTCTTCAAAGTTTTGTAGAACTAATTTACTATTCAAATCAACCTCTAACCTAGTAACCTCCATTTGCTCTGCAACAGGAAGTCTTTTAGCCTCTTCAATATCACTCTGCAGAACAATGTATTCTCCCACAAGCAATACAACAGCAGCACCTACAGCAAAAAATGATTTAACACTAATTACAAAAGTTTGATCTTGTATTTCTTTTTCCTCTTTTACCGCCATTTCTTAACTTCTTTAACTATTTTTATAATAGTAAAAATTAAAGCCGCAGCCATAGATATAACTTGCAGCGCCTCGTGTACGTCAGTTAACGATAGTGACATTGCACCTACGTTAGCTAACATTATTTCAGTAGTATCCTTATCTATCAATCCTTTCATCTTGAAATGCTTTATCACGTACTTGATTATACATCATAGGTCTTCTGCGCCCACAGCTTGTAACTTTGAACGGATGACCTTTTTGTCTATACCCTGAGGCTTTAGCAAACCTCTCTTGTCTTTTAGTTCCTTTCATATCAACACTTCCATCTACGTCTAGCGGCTTTACCCCGTTCACCAGTCCAACTTTTTGATCTAGCACAAAACGATTTTCTACGACCAGCGGCTTTACTACCAGGTTTTACTTTACCAGTTACAGGTGCTGACAATGTGCTGCCAGGATTCTTACGCTTGTAAGCGGCTCTCCCTGCTGCGGTCATTCCTGCTCCTTCCTTAACTGTTAGAAAGTTTCTACCTTTACCTTTGGTTGTTTTACGTATAGCCATTTTATATTTTTTTAAGCTCCAACAACTATTGTTTTAGAATCTCCTGCTTCACTAGCCGTAACACCAGGCTCTGCAAAAACAAACAAATTGTCTTCTTCAGTACTATTAAACACTATCTCAACTCGACCTGCGTTATTTCCTAAGTAAGTCTTATTAGTAAAATCGTTTAGAGTAATATTACCACTAACAGTGATAGTTACACCGGCGGTATTAGCAAATGGAAACAAACTGTTGCTAGTGTTGTCTCTATAAAATATTACGTTATTTGAATCATTGTCACCTACATTGTCATCAAAAGAAATAGACTCTTTAGAGTGAAATACAACTGGTGTGGTTTCAGCAGCTTGTATTATTTTATTACTTCGAAAAAATATTTGCGAAGTATTAGCCCCAAGCGCTACTTTAAAGTTTGTTATAAGGATACCAGGTGTTCCGGATCCATGTACAATTTTTGAAGCTGCAAGCTGAAGTAAAGTTACATCAGCATTTAAGGTGTAACTCTTTTCAAAGTAACCACTATCATCTGTGTTACTAGTGTTGTAGTTGTTACTACCCGCAACTAAACTTCCTAACCCTAACATTATTGACCTATGTAAGCTATTACAACACCAGCAGCTAAATCAATCTCAGTCCACCTACCATAAATAGTAAGTCCTTTTGGAAATACATTATTAACGTCAACTTGTTGACCAACTGAACCAGACACTGATGTTTCGCTTCCATCATTTAAATTATGAGCAGCTGCTTCAGTACCTATGTACTCAAGTCCGTTAGCTGTGTTGGTAGTATCTGCAATTAAACCTCCTGATGAGTCAAAAGTAGTGTCTGCTAAAAATGTTATTGCTATAAAAACTTGGCCAGTTGGAGGACTTGCTGCGGATGTTCCGTCTAAAAACATTGAGCCCATTTGTCCAAAAGCATAGGCAACCTGTGTTGAATTAATTCCCATAATATATTTATTTATAAATTGTTTCTTCTTCTATACCTAGAATATTACACATTAGAGTGTTTAATTACCCAAAAAAAATAGCCACCCGAAAGGATGGCTATTAATATTAAGTTGATTTTAATTACACTGCAGTATCATCGTCAGCATACTTTAATTGACAGTCCGTGATATGAGGACTACAAAACACACTGTTTAAAGCATCAGCAATAACAATAAAACCATCTGAGTTAGGTCCAGTATTCATTGCAGATGTGACAGCAGCGGCTACTTCTTTAAACTTATCAGCAACGTGTGTGATTGCAATGTAATTATACAATATAACACCCGCACTATCGTCTAATGTAGATATACCATCTCTATGACTGGCTTGAACTTCTGCGTTGAGGTAGATGTTAGATACGGTACCTGAAATAGGCTCCATACTTTTAACTAAATCAACTGAGATTAGAGCAGCTTCAGTAGTGGCATTAGCGCCAGCAGTACCGTCTGCAAAATAAAGCATTTTTTTCATTTTAAAATGTTTAATGATTAATAAATAATTATTTGTGAATTAAGGATTAAGGATTAAGGATTAGGGTTTGTGCTTATTTAGTATTATAAGAAACGGTTAAGATAACCGCTTCTCAATATTAGTATATACTTCCATACCTTCATCGGTTTTAAACCATGATGCAAGTGCAGAGTACGGGTGTTCATCAAACGGAATTGTCATAAGTTTTCTGTCGTTAGATCCCCACATAAAGTGTCTTTGATCTGCTGATAACTTTATAATGTTTAATTCCGTTGCTTTAATTCCAAAGTTTCTAAGCTGTACGTTGTCGTCATTAACTAACTCTAAGAACAGTTCAGGGTTTCTTTTAGCGTATAATAGTAAATCTCTTTTAAGTTCCTTAGAACTCATGTTTGATACCTTAGATCCTAACTCAACACGCATAACAGCTTCGGCCATATCTATGTCTAAGCTAACAGCCGCATTCAAAGCTTCAATTTCCATTTCTAACCAGTCAATTTCTTGAGCTGCTACAACTTGCGGTTTCAACTCTTCATATATTGAGCCTAAGTGAGGATGATATAATGAAAGCAACTTCTGTAGTGATGTTTTATTTCTAGGAACCACTAACACTCCGTTTCTAAATATAATATGCTCTAACCTTTGGTCACCTTGCATTTCATCTACAAAACAAGTTTTCTGATTTGAAGTATGCTTTAACTCTCTTTCATAACCTTTTTCTTCGTCAAAATAAAATATATTAGTTGACTTTATAGATCTACTTAAAGGTTTTTTACCATAAGAAAGCAAGTAAGTTCTGTCTTTTATTTCCCAAGTGTTAGACTTAGGTTTTTCTAATACAATTTCTTTTTTAGGTTTAACTACAGTACTTACAGTAGTCTCCACTGGTTGTTCAACCATTACTTTTTCAGTAGTGACTTCTTTAGCTACTACTTTTTTTGTTTTCTTTGTCATAATAAAATATAATAAAAATTAAAAAATAAAAGACCGAGGCCGAAGCCTCGATCTATTAAACTAGTTAATCAACATAAAGTTGTTTGCACCTTGAGTAACTAAACATCTTTCTGATAAGAAGTTTACACTCATAGCATCAAGAGTTGAAGTAGTAGCTCCAACGGAACCAGTAATCCAAGTCTTCATTTTTCTGCTTTCCATTTGAGAAGCGCGGTAACGAACATGTAAGAATGGTCTTGTAAGATTCTTACCTAAGTTTTCGTCATAAACAGAGGATGTTCCAGCTGGAATAATAACTCCTCTAATATCCTCACCTGCAGTAGCATTAGCGTTGATACCACCACGAGTAGATAAGTCGTTAAGGTATTTCCAGTCAGACTTGTAGAAGTCGTAAGAACCTCTTCGGAAACCAGAAAAACCTAAGTTTAAAGCCATATCTTCATCGTTGTTAAATACACCGTAAGAAGTACCACCAGCACCATAAGAGTTCATGGAAGCAAGCATATCATCTATAGCAAGAGAAGTAGATCTATTTAAGAATAACATGTTTTCTTCAATAGCACCATTCTTGTCAAATTCAGCTAGTATAGCATCAAATTCAGCTAAATCAGTAGCAGCGTTAACTCCAGATATACCAGAAGTTTGGTGACCACGATTTTTAATAGCAGCAAACATACCTTCAGTACCAACTAAACCATCTGCACCACCTAGTATTGTTGAAGCATCAGCAGCTTTTTCAGACTCAATCATACTCATTTCTAAGTAGTCGTTAAATCTTGATCTAGTTTCGCCTTCAGCTTTTAAGTACCACATGTACCCATTTTGACCATCTTCACCTGAAACTTCAACCCAACCAACTTGAGCAGCATCAGATCCTGAAACCTCATACTGATCTTTAAGAATAATTGGCTTATTAGTAAAAGTAGTAAATGAAGGCTTAACAGACCGAGCTCCAGCATATTCAGTTCCTTTTGAATTTTCAGAACCAAATACTAGTACTCTAAGGTCGTTATCACCGTCAACAAATCCCATGTTAGTCAAGTGAGCCGCGCCATAAGGTAGTGCAGTGATAGTTTGGTTACCAGCAGCAGCAACAGTTACTAAAGCAGTAACAGTTTGTCCACCACCTGAAATCAATACTTGGTCACCAACACGGATACCGTGAGTTGTAGTTTGAGCCACACCATCGATGTCGTGAGTAATGTTAATAGTACTAGCGGCAGCACTTAAACAATCCGCTTTATATGAAAGGTGTAATCTACCTTGTTCCGACCAAACAACTTGATCAGCTGACATAGCTTCTTCAGCTCCTACTTGGCTTAAGAATCCTGAAATAGTACGTTTACCATATACTTCAGCTTCTTTCTCCATTAGGTCTGGAAGATACTGTTGTGCCCATCCATTGTTCTGGATGTCTAAATAATTATCCGAAGTAACTTGTTGCACTGGTGCAGCCTGAAACGACGTTCTTGCAGTAATTGCCATAATTTTAATTTTTTAAATTAGCGTTTATTTTTAATTTTAAATTTGAAGTCATTAGAAGAATCACCTAGAACTCTATACTTAACTCCACCCACCGACGTCTCGCCATGAGTTTTTCTAGCATCAGTATTAATGTTCTTGCCTTTACTTATAGTATCTTTAACCGCATCAGCTTTTCCTTGCTCATAAAAATGTTGAGCTAAAGCGTCTGGGTTCATAGCTGCAAATAAAGACTTGTGATAACCTTTAGCGTCTTGAATTGTATTATCCTTGCCAACAAACTTGTTGACGAAATTATTCAAATCACTTTGGGTTTCCTTAACCTCTTGTGTATTCTTAACGTTGTACCTAAACTTTTTTTCTCCAACTTTAAAATCAAAACCTTTGAATTCTTCATTGAAAACAGCATCGGTCCTCTGTTTGAATGCTCTTGTAGTAGTTTCTGTTGCTTTTTCTTGAGCTTCAGAATCTCTATTATATCTATCAAAAAAGTCTACAGCTTTTTTCTGTTCAGTAGTCAACTTGCTACCGGCTTTAATATCGTTGTAGTACTTTTCTTTTTGCCCTTCAAGATGTTTTGTAGCTTTAGCAACCTCTTCTTTTAAAGCAATCTTTTTTCTTTTAATGTCTTTATCAGAGTCAATGTCTTCTTCAAAGCCAAAAGTTTCTTCTAACAAGAAGTTTCTTTCATCAACTGATAAATGAGGTTTAGTCTGTTTATAGTACTCCATCAGTGTGTCAGTAGGATCAAGATTTGATATATCTGTGTTCAACTTGACATAATCTTGAATATCTCCACCAGTGTCTTCCATAAAGTCAACAAGCTTTTGTATACCCTCGGGCAGCGGTTTACCTGTCTCTCTTGCTTCAACTACTGCCTCAGCTATTTCCTCTTCAACTTTAGCTACAGTTTCTTCTTCAGTGTCTATAACCTCCTCTAGTACTGGTGTTTCTGCTTCTTGTACTTCTGCTTCCGGCTGTACTGTTTCTTGCTCCTCTGTGGGTTCGGCGTTTTCATCGCTTCCCACCACTCCTGTTGGGTCAGCTGTTGTTTCTTCAGTTTCATCGGTTACTGGCGGTTTTGATAAATCTACTTTATAGATCTCTGGCTCTGAGCTGCTAGAGCTCACTTTTACTTTTGTTACTTCTTCCATAATAAAATTTTATAAAATAATTGTAGGTGTTACTTATATTCCTAACCCACCTGATAATACATCATTACCTGATGACTCAAACTTTTTAAGTGGTTTACCCTCTTTAATAGCTTGCTGATTTTCAGCTTGCTTGTCTAATCTTGAATCTTTACGATCTTCTTTACTAGTTTCATTCATGCTTTTAATTTGCATCTCACTAGTTTTCATTTTAGAATTTAAATCAAACTCTAACATCATTAAGTCTTTCTTTACCTGAGCCTCTTGTTGCAGGTATTTTATTTTAAGATCGTTCTTGGTTTGCTCTAGCTGAGCCTCTGTCTGAGCGTTAGCTTGATTCTTCTGCATCTCTGCTTGAGCCGCAGCCTGTTGAGCCTGTTGGTTAGCTTGAGATTGAGCTTGTATATTTTGTTGTTGTAACTGTTGGTCTCTTTCTTGCTTTTTCTTTTTCTTAACTTTAAGAAGTTGGTTAGCAAGCTTAACATTTCTAACATCTCTAAGATCAATGGCATCGTCTAAATCTATTAACTGCTGAGATAAAGCAACTTGTATGTTGTTCTCTAGCATTTGTTTCTCTTCTTCGTCAGGCATTAATTCTATGAATATGCCGAAATCGTGTAAGTGTAAATCTTTAATTTCTTTTAACGTAGCTACATTATGAGAACCTATAGCACTAACAAACGCATCCTTAGTTGGAGAGTATTCTAGTATGTCTGATATTCTTAAAGATAAACATTCAGCAGCTTCAGCTGTTAGATACATCATAGATTGCAGTATGTGTCTAGTCGCAGTGTTTGAATTTGCGGCTGCTAGCTTTTGAATACCAACTAATGCATTTTTATCAGGAGTAGAAGCGTCTCTAGCTTCATTTAAACCAGTTACATCGCGTATCATTTGAAGATAATAGTTGTATGTTTGAATCAAAGCTTGCAACTTACCACCACCTGATCCGTTTTGTATTTGCTGAATAGGTACTTTACCAGGATTCATATCACCATCAGAATTCAATGACCTACCAATAACAGAACCTGTTTGGAAGAACATGTTCAATGCTTCTTGTGGTGAATAATTAGTTCCATTACCTAGATCTATTTCAGCTAAACCATCAACGTCTAAATATACGCCGTCAGGAACCATGCGATTCATTACTTGCTGCAGCTTTAAATGTGTCAGCTGTATCATATCCGCAAAGCCAGTTATTCTACCAACCATTGACTGTATTCTACCATCATACATTCTAGGAGCAACTATATTGTAGTTCATCTTAACTTTTCCAAAGTCAGACTTAGATCTCATCATATTAGAAGCCATCTCCCACTTCAACAATTTGCTAGTACCTAAAATCATTACCCCTTCGTATAGAGCTTCAACAGATCTATCTAACCTGCTGAACTCTCTATCTACGTCTTTTGGTGGGTTAAAGTTATCATCTTTAGGTATAACTTTATCAGCTCCACTTCCAGTCTTTTTTAATTTATAAACATTATTAGTAAATGTTTTGTAATTAAAGTACAATACACTTATTTTGTTTTTATCGTTAACCACATTGCGCTTTGCTCTGTCTTGTGGCACGTCAACAATTTCACTTATTTCTGAATCTGATAAGTTTGGAAACTCTTTAACCAATTCGTTTATAGGTATATCTTTAACTTCCCCAACGTAATATATATCTTCAAAGTAAGGAGACTCAGTATACGAATAAACTAAGTTTGCTGGATCAACGTATTTAACTTCAGCCCCATCGCTGAAATTAAATGTGGTTTTAGTAGCACCAATACCTATTGTAACTAAGTCATATAGGGTTCTTCTTTTTGTTAAATCGTAATCACAATTTTCAAACAAAGTATCTATAGCTTGTTCTTCAGCTATTTCTATAGCCTGTTTGTAATTAAGCTGCATATGTAAAGATAATTCTTCTTCATTTTCAGGAAGATTTTTCTTATCATTCTCGTATAAATCCAACCCAAAAGATTGCTGTACTGTATCATTAAATTCTTTAGATTTAATGTCCCTGAGTACAGACTCCATATAATCAGTTCTTTTAGTCACGCCAAATTGATCTTGAGAAAAAGCGTTAACTTCATAAGATCTTTGTGACATACCATTAACTACTATATCTACAAACTTAGATATTATAGGTACTGGCTTCCAGTCTAGGTTTAAGTAACTCAAGTCACCGTTTATAGACAGTTCATTTTTGTATTTTTCAACAGATTGCTCGCCTCTAGCGTAAAGCCTCAAGTTATGGAAAGACCTATTATTTCTTCCGTACTTGTTGTCACCACCACTGAACCACTCGCTCTCAATAGCCTTACCAACTTTTAACCCATACTCTTGGGACATTTTTTCTAAATCACTAACCGCTTGAGACGGGAAGTTTACAACAGACTCTGCCATACTACTCGTTTATTATTTTAGATGTTATTCCATTGTTGTTAAACTTTGAAACTGTTAAGTTCAAGGCTTCTTTTTTAAAATCAGGATTCGGTTTGTACATATGTCTGTTACAAGCCATCACGGCTAAACCAGAGCTAATAGAAGCATCATGCTTTGTTCTTTTGTTTATATCAAACTTAGACCAGTCACCTAGCAGCTCGTTAAAATAAACAGTACCGTAAGTACCATCTTGCTGCAAACCAACGTGATCATTTATATACATTTCAATAGCTGCAGCGTGAGCTTGTTTTATATCTTCACTAGAGTTCGGCATACCACCGACCTCTCTTTCTGCTACAGATAATTTGTTCCATATCTTGTCTGGTCTATTCATACTAAAACCTCTATAACCTCTTCTACGTAGATAGTACAATAGTCTAGGTTTATTGTTCTCAGCAAGTATTGGCATACCATAAAATACCAGTGCCATCAAAACGTCTTCAAAGAATATCTCAGCAGTCTGAGGTCTAGCTATATATTCTAAAAAGAAAGTATTAGCTGGAGCATCTTCCATACTGAATTTAGTTAATCCATGCAAAGCTCCTTTAGAACCTTTACCATCGACAGTACCACTAATGTCGTAGCTATCGCAGCCAAAAGCCCCCATATGCTCATTGCCAGGATACTTAACTCCGTTCTTTATTATTACGTTATTCTGCAGATTGCTAGATGGAACCCAGCTAAGTTTAAACCTACCATTAGGATCTGGGTTAAATACTACTTGGGAGTCTTTAACTCCATTGGTCCACTGGAAATTACCCACGTTGAGCATTGAGGAGTTCCTGTTACCCTCATTGTAATCTATCTGCTCGTATATCTTAATAAGATTAAACAAACTTTGTTTTGTTTCATCTCTAAATGCATGTTCTGTTGTTCTAGGAAATTGTCTGTAGAATTCGTTTAAAGCATCTTGATCATCTTTTAACCCATCTACTTCATTTTCCCAGTGATCTATAACGCCGTAATCTATAGTTTCTCCGTGTGGGTCAACTACTTCTACGTCAGAAGTATTAAATACGGGCTGCCCATACTCGTCTATGAAGCCTTCATAGTTCCACTCCATAGGTACAAACAAGGAATACAAGCCAGATTTAGTCTGACCATTTTTGTTTCTTTTGCTGCAATCAGAGTCATTGTATAAGTCTTTGAAGTTTTGACCTCCTTTATCTAGTGCGTTAGAAGTTGAACCCATCATACACTTACCTATTATACGACTACCTAATCTCAAGCAAGTTTTAGTAACTCGCCAGTTGTTCTTTATATTGTCAGGTCTTTCCCATTTACCACTTTCATCGTGAACTAGTAATGCTAGCTTTTCACCATCATAACTATTGTCACCTGTGTTCTTCCAGTCAATAGTAGTATCTAAACCTCGTATATCATCTACCTCTTCACGTTCACGCATTTTCTTTCTCGTAAACTTCTTAGCCGGAACTCTATATGCTAGCTCTGACTTAGGTCTATCCATACCGTCTTGAATTGGTTTGAAAAAGAAAGGATAATTAAAGCTGATTGGTACAACTTTATCTGTGAACATTTTCTTAGCATCACCACCACTTTTAGACAGTATCCCAAATCTACTATCACTTGCCAATGTAGCTAAGTTAACAGTTTCAGCCGAACTCATAAACGAGAAACCAGATCTACGATTCTTCAAATAACACATGCCGTAGCATCTTTGATCAGCCTTGCAAGCTTCCCAAAACAGAAAGAATAACCTGTTTGCTTCTCTATAATCAGGTGCCCCAACATCTATCTTACTCCACTGCAGATACATGTAGTAACTACCTGTCAGATAAGTAGGTTTACCGTTGTTCATGAACCAAAACCCGTTATCTCTTCTATTAAACTGTTCGTCTATATATTGGTAATGTTTTTCTTTAAACTCTTCTGATTTAGCTTGCCAATCAAAAACTGTCTTTATATTCTTGAAGGCAGGTTCATCTTCAAACTTAACCCATTTTTGATCTGATACTTTTTTGCTTCTACTATAAATAGATTTAGGTGCTAAAGGCAAGGCTATTTTCAAGCCTTGCATTTCTAGCACCTCACCTATCTGTCCAGTTTTAGATATAACAACAAAGTCATGCTCCTTGTTATATCCATGCTTCCAACCTTTAGATTTATTTAATCTACTTAAGGTATTAAGCCTTACTGGTTCTATTACGTTTACTAAAGTTTGCTTGTAATTCATTTAGATCTGCCCTCGGCGAAGCCTTTAAAATTATTCTTAACCTCAGAGATCTTAGTATCACCAAGCATTTCTTCTTCCTCTTGTATTCTATTCAATATTTCAAAGGCATCGAAGATGGCTAGCTTTTTTGTTGCCGCAGCATTCTTTAGTCTGTCAGCAGTCAAATCGTCGTCAGAATCAACGATAGCCTCTTTAGCTACCTTTATTAATTCTTCAACAGCTTTGTGCCCAGCTTGGATTATACTCTTCTTCGTTTCCTTTATATTCATATTCAATATTAATAAATTTATTCATTATCCTGTATAGTCTTTCACCATCAATAATGAATTCAAACTCCATGCTAGGACAGAAGCCCACTAACTGTGTAGGCAGAAATGTGCCGTCTGAATACTTAACCACACCAACAAGTGGTCTTTCATTATTAACGTCTAAATCATCTATTGATTTAAGCGGCTTAACAAAAGTATACCCAGGTATAGCTTTCCAAGATCCGGGTTTTCCACGCATATATACTTGGTCTGAAGAAACAAAGTATTCGCTTTCATTCAGAAAGCCCCTACTGTTTTTTTCTCTACCTTTAACGTCGTGCCATCGTCTAAAGACGTTGTGATGTATTATAAGCTGTTCACCTACTTCTATGCCAAAAGGGTTGTGTAGAGGTGTAGATATTACTTTAGCTCTTTTATTTATATAAGAATGGTTAAATACTTCTGTGTTTAGTATTAGATTTCCACCTTCTACTTTTTTAGAATTGTTATATCTTTTACCCACTGGTTTAACAACAATATCATATAGACTTTTCATTAGTACTCTAAATTATACTCTACTGAAACAGCCATGTTTTTATTGAAATCTTTCCAAGGTATTACAGCCTTATCTTTTTTTATATAAACACAGTACTTATACTCTTCTTCTACAATATCACATATAGTATGACCTCCATAAACATCTTGCCCTACAGCATAATGCATAGAATCGTTCTTATAATCTTTTCCTATAGTAATTTTTCTTATTATATTATTCTTCATCCTCAGGATAGTTAATAGAACCATCATTAATACTTACGTTACAAGTACCGTACTCTTTCTCTAGAGTCTCTTGTAAAAGTTTGATGCTGTCTTGAACTACTGCTAGTTTGTGTAGATACAAATGCTTAGCTGCTTCTAGCTTACCAATCTCCATTTGTAAGTTGTTAGTATCACTAACTGCTTCCTGTAGAGACTTTAAATGCTCTTCTGAAATTTTTTCTGCTTTTGGTTTTAAATCAACCACTTTGTCTTTCTTTGCCATCTTATTTTATTTTATTTGATTTTTTCTATCGATCTACCTCCGAAGTAAGCACCGATAACTGTTATTAATACTAATTGCAATAAGTCAGTCCACTTCTCTTCTACATTAAAAGCTATAACACCAGCATCAATGAATATCATTAATACTGTTGATACAACTAAAAATACTAAAACTAAAGGTCTAACATTTTTAGATAACCAAGAATCTGACTTCATATCAGAATCCCATCTACTAGTCACCTGTTTCTGTATTTCTAATTCGTGATTAGAAATTAATTGTTTAACTTTCTGTGAAGCTACTAGTCTTTCTTCTTCAGTAGTGGTGAGGCCGTCTAAGACCCCACCAATATCTTTGATAAGCTTACCCGCTCCAGAGGAAAGTAATTTATTAAGCACACTCATTTACTTTTTCTTATAATTCATTTTAGCAGGAGAATATTTTTTCATCATCTTCAGAGCTGCTGGCTTAAGCATCTTAGTTGGAGCAGCTTCTATAGCTTTTATCACTACAGGAGGTAGATTCTTCTCTTGCTTACTAGTTAATGCTTTCTTTACTGGAGTTTTCTTAGCCATTTTAGCAGGTGATTTCTTTGCCATCTTGGCTGGAGTTTTTTTCATCATGATTGTTTGTCTTTAATATGTTTGTACATTGATTTACCGATT